AACGTTTCGTGTGCTGTACTAGCGCTTTACCAGAGACGCGATTCATATCTTCCGCATTGCCTAGCGCAGGGTCGAAGTAGCCGATGGTGGCCTGAATATCCTGGATAGACATCTGCGCGAGCGCCATCGCGCCCTGTGGCAGATCTAGCGGCGGTGTGCGGAACGGCATTCCGCCCTCTGCATTCTTATCTACGTTATATGGTAGATACGGGCGTGAGGCGACGTTCGCCTGGTTCCAATCGTTCTCATACCCCTTAATCATAGCCTCTGTCACGAGATACGGCGCCTTCGGTAGGAGCGCACTGCGCTCTATCATATCCGATGCGCGAGAGTTATAACTGCGCTGTGCGTCCTTGGAGTGGCGAATCAGCGATTGGAACTTCTTACGACCCTCGATATTTATGTAACGACCGGGGCAGCGCACGACCGGAATACGCTTCCAGTCGTAGTAATACGGACCTTCGAGCACGTTGGATCCGTCAACCTTCGCCCAAAGAACCTGCCATTTAACAGTCTTACGGACCATCCTTTCGCCAGTCTTTTTGTTGACCGCGACACGGGTGACGCCGCTCTTCTCAAAAGTTAGGCCATGATCGTCGAGATGCTTTTCAGTTGCCCGTAGATCGGCATCGTACTCACGTACAGAGCCGTCGGTCATCTTGGCAATCAACTTCTCACGCGGGACTCGTTCGAAATATTCAGCTATCCGAACTTCCTTATCAGTGAACCAGCCATAGCTATCACGCGATATATTGAAACTAGCGCGATTACCTACCGGATTTTCTCCGGTAGTGTACAGCGCATCGTAGATGTCATCAGAGATACGCTCCGCAACTATGCACTTATTAGCATCCGCCGCGCACGCGTCAGCACACTGCGGATCCCATACAACAGTCTGCGGATTCGCTATGTTGATAACGCGTAGTACCTGATCGAACGCGCCGTCACCGTCGTCCTGCATATAAGTAGGCATGATGCGCCACGCGCCGAAACCGCCAGCGACAGCGAACTTGAATTGCTCTTTATAAATCTGGTCAGCGCGGCTACACTTCTCTATATCGCGGCACAGGCCAGCGAATATATCCGAGACAGCCTCCGATGCACCGTCTGACGCAGGGCGGACTTTCCCGGCAGGGCGCGTCTGCCGCATGTCCGCAACCACCATGTTAACCGGTTGCAAGCAGCGATTGAAGGTGTAGCACGGCTTGCCGCGTCTATTCTGCAGGACTACTGGATCCCATTGCCCCATCGCCTCTGCGTTGTAGATGAAGTTTAGATCTTCAGAATGCATGCGCCGGTTTTCTTCCCACGCACCTACGCCATCATCGTGAAATAAGCGAATGCGGGATATAAGATCGCCGAGGTCTTTAATATCGAAGCCTGGCGTGCCGGGAAGAGCGCCAGGTTTTCCTGGCACATCCCCGATTAAATCCCAATTGTCTCCCGCGTTCGTGCCCATTTACGTAGGCATCTCGTCTACAATAGCGCGCTGGCCGTCGCCGACGAAAACGCCGTCGAATGTGTTGGGTGGAATATATTTTGCTACTCCGTCATTTTTCCACTCGTGCACGGGTTTTCCTTCCTTTGTTTTTCTACCAGACTCGACAAGCTTTTGATGCTGTACGCGAACCTGATTACGAATAGCCGGATTCTTGAAGCTATATGGGGTGATTTTGCCCTTGCGCTCAATCACTAGGTTGTTCATGCCAGCAGTGACGTGCACGGTATAGGTACCGAGCTGCGCCTTACGACCATTCGCATCAACGCGCCTAGGATCCTCGTCCTGTTGGCACTCTTCGACTATCTTCCCGTCCGATGCCGGCCGCTTCACAAAACGCCAATCGACGGTGTTCGTAGTAGCTCCCGTCAGATCCTTGCCTTCCACCTTGTGGGCTGACTGTTGTCGCAGTCGTATCCCTTCCTCGTGCTGTAACTTCAACGTAACGCTCATGTGGTCTCACCCTTTGCACGCGCTCGTGCTGTTAGAAGTTGAATCATCTCATGACGTCTATTCGTCAGAGATTCCATAGTTTTGTTGAGGGATATTTGGCTCTTAAGATACCCGTAGAACCATAACTTTCTTCCGCTGAAATCTACCAGTATGAAGATACCCTGGCGGCGTAGATCTCGTTCCACTTCACCTATAGGGATCAGCCGCTCCATACGCCGCCCTGCGTTGCCATCTCAGGCGTCCAATAGAACCATGGTAATCCGCCATCGCTCTCTGGTGGCGCTTTCGCCACCTCGTAGCCGCTCATCACGTTGTAACGCGTGGCGTCCATGATGTGGTCGTTTTTCTTGATGATGACGCCCTTCTCGTCTCGTCGATATAGGCGTACTTCCTTGAACCAATTCGTCAACGTGCTGAACACTCGCAACTGCTGCGTCGAGAGCATATCCCAGGTCTGGACCAGACCAGATACGACCGTGTTATCGGCCTTGCTCACCTTCAGTCCTAGTCTACAATAGGCGTCGATCAGTAGCTCGCCATCGGGGCCGCGCGCCTTCTGTGCGGCTGGATCGATTACGCCGTGGATCCATTTTCCGCGACGCATGATAGCCGCAGCGTGTACGGCTGGATCGGCCTGGCCGCGATAGTATTCGTCGTATGCCACTGCTGGATAGCGTTGCTGTCCAGTAGCGTCCTTGAAGCCATTATCGATGTCCCAGGCGAACCACACCACTGCAGTGCAGTTCCAGCCTGGGTCCATGCCATATGAGCGCGGCCAATGCGCCGGAATATCGAATGGTTCAATCTTCATTACGTCTTCAGGGATTGGATAGATGGCCCCTGTACCGTGACCAGGAATACCAGACTTACGCGCCTGCAATTGCCACGATGGCACGCCGGCTAGAATTTGTTTCTTCTCTTTCTCGCCTAGGTGAGGAACGTCATCCATGTCGAGAAATATCGCTGCTCTGCTCATCGATGACCGCCTCCTCTTCGCCCTCTCCCAAATCCCATCCTGATAGCGGTGCAGAGTCCGGTTCAGGCGCCAAGTCAGGCATGAACGTGATCATCAGATCCGAAACGCCTAGCAGCGGCGTCTCTGTAAGCACCAACGTACCATTCTGCTCACCAGGCACCGTGCTCATCAGTCGAAGTAAGCACTCGGTATAAATCTCCAACTTCGGTTCTTCGTCAAGATGAATCCTATGTTGGCGTGTTCCCTGGAACGCTTCTCGCCCTTGATCGTATGACTTAAACTGCAGCGTCGAGACCCCGCCGGATACGTGCCGAACGAAAACCGACTCGAACGCATCTGCTAGGCCGTGCTTCACCGTTCGGCGCACTAATAGATCGCCTGGAATCATCCCAGTGCCATATGCCTGCTCTTGGCCTGGCTTCCCGCAGAACTTTTCCTGCAGAATATCGCGCGTGTTCTTCGCGGTGTCCGTCGCTACCCACATATCTATGGGATGCGTGTATTTTCGTCCGTTCCACCAGGCTGGATATAGCCCAGTGAGATGCAAAGTGTCCGCGAAACACCCGCAATGTGTCTTTCCTGTCCGGTTTCCACCGAATAGCGCTATTTCATCGTCCGTCAACTCAAGTCCGAAGAACTGCATCTGCTTCGGATAGTGCGCCCGTCCAAGCGGGCAATTTTTCAGCGCTGGATGATCACTAGGATCCTGAAACCAGGTCACTATTTGGGTCTGATCCTGCAATCTCGCTCTGTCGCTCAAGATATGGATCAGTTTCGTCGTCTCCTGCAGGCTCAATGTTCCGATATTCTGCTTCTGCAATAGCGTCTTCAGCGTCGGCGGCAGCGGGGAGTAAACCCTGTCTATCAAATCTTGATAGGAGGTGGGTAAGTTGCGCATGAGCTTGATCCAGTGAGAGGTTTTGAGTTACTTTGAGATCCATTTTCAGGTTCTCGCCAAACTTTTCCGGGAAAAGGTTCGATGCTATGCGACCAAGTAGACGCGCATCACCTCTTGCTGCTGCGGAAGACGCCGCGTGATCAAAAACCGAACGCGCGATATCGCTCGCGGCCTCAAAATCTCTCTGAAAATCCACATTGTCGCCCAGTTCCTTATGGAATTGAACGTTGGTGGCTCCGACGGAACGTAGTGCCTGCTTAACATCCGCCGTGTTGGCATATGTGATCAGGAATGCCTTCTTCTTATCGTCGGTCCAGTCAAAAAATTCTGTTACTTGCTGCGTTCGAGAGACTCCCATAGACTCTTCGAGACGATTCACTGCGTCTCGGAACGTTGTGTTCCAACTCAATATCGCCAGAAACTCCGCTTCGCTACGTCCGCACGCGTCAGCGGCCTGCGCGAAATCTTTCAGCTCCGCATATTTCGTCAGAAATAACTTCTCAGCGGCGTTTGGTACGGGAATACTAGCGACTGGCGTCGTGTTTTTCTGTGTATAATTCCGCTTGCGCGCCGCCTCTAGCTCTGGGACACCTTTACCGTATACGGGTAGCTTACCTTGTTCGATGCGATGACAATCGACACAAGTGCTTCCGTTGGAGACATAGCGCGCGGCGCGGTGGCCGGTAACGCAAATCTCGCCAGTCCAGAAATGTTTCCAGCCGCGCGCCTTCGCCTCATTAAGCGAGACGAATCGCGTCGGCATATGATTATACAGATCAGGCTTGCCGTCGCGTATTGGCGCGACAGACTCCGGTTTTATCTTCGGCCACTTACCCCATGAGTGCTTGGGGGCGCCTGGTAGTGTTTCCTGGTCACCAATCATGCTCTATGCCAATCCTCAGCGCCGCTCATAAAATTACCCTTGCGGTCGTAGCCAGCGCTTTGTTGCCACATCAGACATTCGTTCAGCGATTCATCCGGGTCTACCGAATAAATAGCTTTCTGCCAAACAAAAGCTAGATGACCGATGCCCGGGAATCCGATCCTATCGAAGTCGACTAACGTGATGTTGCGAAAACTAAACTCGATGACATCTCCTGGTTTCACTTGCATCGGAATTATCGCACCGGTCTCTGGTCCGTCCTCGAACCATAACGTCTTGCCGGAGAGTTTGCTCTTCGCAAACTGCATGACCTTGCCGCCGGGGCCTAGCACGGGCGGTCCGTCGCTGATCTCTTGCTTGAACGCAACCTTGCGTCGCTGGCGCCGGCCATAGCCTACGGCTACTACCACGCCTTTATTTATTTCGATACCCGGCGTCTCAAGAGTGGGATGCACATATGGCAATACCTTCACGAGTACGCGATCACGTAACACGCGGGTGCGTCGGCCGACTTCTTCCAACTCTTCGGTTAGCATCATAGCGTCGATAACTCAGTTTGCCGCTCGATAACACGAGTGTAGTTATCGTGCAGTTGTTCGGTTAATGACTTCTCCGATTCTACGATTGCGTCGACGTCAGTATCACGCATCAAGCGAATAGATCTTCCAACGCCATACTGACTGTCCATCCCAGCGGTGGCCGCAAAGGAGACGATATCTCCAACGCTACACTCCATAGGAGCGCGCTCACCTAGCGGTAGCATCCGTCCAGGTCCGACCGCAATGACCTCTCCGCGCAGTATACGCTGCCAATCAGGTAGCTTGATCACACCCTCTGCTTTATCCAGGAGCGCCACTGCGATTAAGTCATCCAGCAGTTGTTGGGTGAAAGATACTTTATTTGTCATATTCGTATACCTCACATCATATACGTTTTTGAAGTCTTCAAGATTCGCGAATAGCGAATAGCGAATACTTTCAATACGGTAATCCGCTCACCGTCGCGAGTGCACACAATTCAATTATAGCAATTACAGCATTTGACGTGAACGGCTGATTGGTTACTGAATCAATGGCCGTGAATGACATCCCCACCTGGCAGAGTTGCGATCCTATGTATGGGAACGTCATCTGCCATGCGGATCCCAGTACCTGCAAATACATAGAGGCTGCGAAGACCGGATACGTGAACGGGTTTCCTGCTGATCCAATCGCGCCAGCGGCACTCAATGTAGTTGGTCCAGCCATAACCACGCTGTTCGTTATGTCGTCGATCTCGATGCTGATCGAAGTTGGAATAACCGGTGTATTGGTATGGTCGACGAACTGTAGATCCAGGAACAAATCCGTTCCCGGGTACGCCTTGACATTGGCGTGTGGCAGGATTGGGGAACCCTGGAGATAGCGATTCCCGATTACCATACGCTACCGCCACGACCGATCAAGTCGGATGCCGCAGTAGCAGACACCGAGACGTATCTGTTGAAGGATAATCATCGCATCTTCTTAAATGAGCGCTCGCCGCTCGGTCCGCGGAACTCGTGCGGCGCTTTACCCGAGAGAACATGCCTCGTGCGCTCATGCACTGCCTTGTGTTCCTTCGTGGTGATACGACCTTCGACCCAGTCGTCGGTAGCACGTCGCAGGGTGTGCTTCGCGTTTTCCTTGATAAGTTTCTTGTCAGGAATCGGTTTCGGCGCAACATAACTCGCCAATTCACCATGCTGTTGCATCGGTTCCGTGACGGATTTTTCGCCCTTCGATTTCTTGGCGCGCTTTTTATCTTGACCCTTCGGGGTCTTACTGATGCCTAGGATCGCCCCTAGCATCGGTGCAATGTCAGCCACCACAGCCTCCTTGTCCGCCTGTGACTTCGAATCCGCTGGTCGCTAGAGCGGCGTTACCGATGAACTGAACCCACGCGCCGATACCTTCGATATAGAGCGTCTGTCCCGCGTTCACACCTAACTGATTTACGACCGGCGTGCCGAGTACCTGAGCAGCTGGTGCTGTCGGAGCAGAAGCGGGACCAGGCGCCCACTTAATGAAACCAGAAACGCCAGCAGCTACGCCGGCAGCGCCTAAGGCGCGAATACGCCACGACGTTACGCCTTGCTGACGGCCGTCGATAACGACCGCGGCCGAGCTGTCCACCACATAGGTGGCAGTCTTTGGCTGGAAAGTTGTATCCACACCCATATTACTTATAGCTCCCGCGTTTACCAGAGCACCACTCGTTTAGGATCTGCCCCTGATCGACGTGCTTGACTTCCTTACGCTCGCGCTGCTTATGAGGCGCTTGCTTGTCGGATGTGTTAGTGCCAGGACGCGGACCTGTTTTGTGCGCGCTCTTGGCAGATTTCTTAGTCTCGTGGTCTCCACCGCCGTGACTGGCGCGCGGGCCGTCGATATGCTTGAACGAACGACCCTCACTGTTTTTCTTTTTGAACTCCGGCCCAGCCTCTTTCGTGCTACCGCGGATCATTTTGTTTTTCCTTCAGCCCAGTCGTCCATTTCACGTTTGTGATCCGCACGACCTTCTTTCGATTTGTGCGCGCGTTTGCGTTCGTCAGCGTGCATGAACTCTTTGCCTACAGCAACAGAGGGTCCGCCGCCACCAGGTTTCTTCCACCCGTGTGCAGCGGCCCTCATAAGTTTCGCTTGTGCCGGCGATTTGCTTGGCACTTACGGCTTCTTGACGTCGCTCTTCACAGTCGCTGCGTCTACCGCGGCCTGTGCCACGACATTAGCGACAGTCACAGCTTTCTTTGCCTTGACCAGCTGATAGACGGCGTATGCCGCGACGGCTACTGCAACTACGATACCGACAATGATGAAGCTCATGGTTATCGCTCCGTCAACGCTTTATCGCCTTCCCGGTCGCCGCGGTTATGGACAGCGTCTTGATAGATGCTGCGCGCGGCGCGATTCAGCTCGCTCTCTCCGCCGGAGTCATTGACATCCGAATGCGGCAACAACGTCTTCTCGGCGACACCCTTGCGGCTAGCGCCATGAGTGCCTTCAACGCCGGCCCGACGGCCTTCCAAATACTCTTCGCCTTTCATCTTGGCGCTCTCTTTCTTACCCATGTGAATTTTTCCTCTAGTTGATCGCGCTTATTCGACGCGCGTGAAAGTTACAGTCGTCGGACTATTGACAGTCACAACGTATCGAGTCGCCACGGGCGTATTAGGAGCACCCAGAGCGATAGCAGTTGCTGTCATACCAGCGTTCACCGCATTGATTGTAACACCCGTACCGGCAGCTAGCGCGCTCGCGGCAGTAGTTCCCTGATTCTCAATCGTGACAGTCCACGTCAAGTTGAACAGGTTCGGAAGTCCGGCAGTAGGCGGGTTGACACTCGCCGCAAATGCTCCGAGACCCTGCTTATACGCCGTCGCCAGCGCATTGTTTAGCGCGGCTATGATGTTCACTGCAGTGTCCGTGGTATAGGTCTGTGCTGCGGCAGCGCCGTTGCCGACCGCTAGGTCGACTTCCAATGCTCCAGTCAGCTGCACGCCGCTCAATACCGCGGTGGCCGTAGGACCGTTTACGGCGATAGAAGCCGGCAACACGTGAATCGCGTTGTAGAAATCGTCTGAAAAGACGCCCTTAAATGCCATGAGAATTTTCCTCAGCGCTCGCGCGCAATCGACTCGTCGCCGTCAGTTTGACGGATAAGCTGCAGATCTCACCCTACTGCGGGCGTGGTCGGCATGTTTAAATCTGGTGTATTCTGAGTGACCGATTGTCCTTGAGACATTGCGGCCAAGATCGATTGATTCGTCTGCACGACAGCATTCGCGGAGTGCGCGCCCTGAGCTAGCGTATGACCGATAATTTCTTGCGTGCCTTCGGAGTTTTGATCGCCGCCGTTGGCACCCCATCTATCTCCGCCGGTTCCTGCGGTCTTTGCTGGGCCGGTGGATACCGTGATCGTCACGTTGCCGCCGACCTGAAGCACCGTCCCGCCACTGGGATTGTGAAAGACTATAAAACCAGTGCCCAATAAATTAGACGACACCTGTTGTGGTGTGACCTGATATCCTGAAGATATCAATGCCGCGGTACCCGCAGCTTGCGTCTGACCAGCAACGTTCGGTACCGTGGGCGGCGGTCCAGGCACCGTGCCAGTAATTAATCCGACAATCGCCGCCGCATCTGGGAACGCCCCGCCGCCGGCTGTTGCCGTTGCAGTGAAGGTGCCTGTGCTCGGTACTATACCGAAGCCGTCAGATACGCCAGCCAGACCGGTACTGAGCGCTTCAGTGAAGTCGCTCGTGGGATTGGTTATGGTGTAGTGGCCCGTCCCTGCTGCCGTGGTGTTACACCACGCGGAGACAGCGAGCTGTCCTAGCGTCGCTGGGACAGATACCGACGTTACTCCGCCAGCGCTGCCGGCTTTTGTGAATCCGCCGGCCCAATTTAAATTAGCTGTCGGATCGACATTGTAATAAAGCGCCGTTCGCATCACAGCGCCATACACGAACGGCGACCCGCCCGACGCCATACCAGATACAGTCGCAACCGTCGTCGCGTTCACGAACGCCATCGCAGCGGTTACAGGCAGCACGGCTAGTAGCGTATTCAAGTATATAGCGGAGCTGCCGACGTTATCGACTAAGCACTCAGCAATTACTTGCGCGGAGTACCCGCCGATTGTCAATGTCGCGCCGACCGATGACCCTTGTCCTGTCGAAGCGAAAGCGATGGCCACAACGATGGCCGGATTTCGCGTAGTATCGAGCGCCTGTATGGCGGTCAGAAATGGAAACGTTATCGATTCAGTACCGATAAGTTGGTTGGACGAGTTGCCGTTAAGGCCGCCCGACCAACCGATAGATGTTGATCCCGCGACGAGTGTTGGTGTCGTCATCCGTCGCCGCTACTTTTACATTCCCGACAGATTCGGATTGTTGGCCGCGTAGGTAACGACATTCGCCACGCGCGCCGTGGACGGCTGCGTGATACTCGCGGCCGGGGTCGTAACTTGTGGGCTGGCTCCGCCGTTTTGCGGGACGAATCCACCCTGGCCGTAGGTCGAGTCACACATAAGCACCTGGCCGCGCGACATCTGTGCGAGCAACGAGTCGCCGCCCGCGTTGCCGCCCTGGTTCGCCGGGCCGGCGCCCTGTAGCACGTTCGTCGGCTGCAGGTTGGTAGGAATCAAGCCAGATGAAAGTTGCGTGCCTGTCAACTGCTGTACTGGATTCTGTGGCTCGCCAGGCTCAGTACCAAAGCAGTTGTCCTGCAGCGCGCCGGGGTTCGGGTTGCCTTGCATCAGATTGCCGGCACCTGGTACTGGCGCCGCGCCGGGCATGCCAGTGTTCGTAGCGAACGCGTCGGGATTGGCGGTCGGGGTCCAAAATGTGTTTGCCATGAGAATCAGCCTCCGTAGATCGGCGATGCGCCGCCCTGAAGTGTGAGCGTATTGACCGGCTGCTGTGTTGACGCCTGGCTCCCTTCTCCCGAGGTCGGACCTTCCGTCTGGTTCGAGCCGCCAGCGCCGAGACTGCCACTACCGTTCAGATCACTGTTCAAGCTGTCTACGCCGACCTGTGTACCGCTGCCGTTACGGTCGCCGATAGACAGCGCCTCCGCCATCGTGCGCCCGCCCGCTCCGGTACCAGTACCCGCGGCACTCGTCACGCCATAGCCAGATCCTTGCACGTTGAGCGGCAAGGCGGCGCGCGACATAGCCGCGAGCACACTATCACCGCTCGCATTATTCGAGTTGGGTGGGAACAGACCTACGCCGGGATTCACAGGTGACAGTGTCGCCTGCACGGGGTTGCCGGGCTGCGTACCCTGGAAACCGCCAGCCTGATTGAGCGGCGTGCCTGCCGGTGTGCCGTAGATGGTCATGTGTTGTGCTGCTTTTTGCTATGTTCTTGCGATCCGTTGGATTGGGCCGCGAGCACTGACAATCCGTTACCCGAGAGTGTGCTCCCTAGAAGTTGTCCGCTCGACATGAGAGCTATAGAGGCTACGTTCT